AAACTCGGACGATGATGACGCTAAGATTGAGACCGATCTACAAAAAGATTTAATGGGCTTTATTCTTGACGATGATGAACTATACAAAGAACACATTCTTCCCCTTGTGTCAAAAATTAAAAAAGGCAAAGATGTTGAAGCGGAAGACTTCATGAAAGCAATCAATCAAGGATGCTTAAAGTTCTATAAAGAAAAAGAGTTTAAAAAAGATCCTAACAAAATGTTTCCAATTAAAATGCGAAAAGAACTGGCAGGAAATTTATTAACTATCAATACCAAAGGCCCAAAGAAAGATGAAAATTCAAGAACTACTGATTGAGAGTATTATAAAGCCTGAATTATTGAACATGTTTCTAAAACATTGTTCTGAAGAATTAGGTCTTGAATCGTTGCCTGAAATAAATCTTGTTAACGATAAACAATACTCAATTGATCACAAGTCCTTTGGGGGTTATCAGCCAGGAAAACAATCAATTATATTGGCAACCAAAGATAGACACCCAGTAGATATTTTTAGAACATTAGCACACGAACTAACACATTATAAACAAGATTTAGAAGGACAGTTAGAAGATGATAATGTAGGCGATACTGGTAGCCCACAAGAAAATGAAGCCAATGCAATGGCAGGAATAATAATGCGTAATTTTGGTCAGAAGTTTCCAGAAGTATTTGAATAAGGTCCAATATGCGTATTAAAGAATTATTTGAAGGCGGGTGGGATACCACAAAAACACAGAGTACAGAGTTAACACCTGCTGTAGTACGTGTGGCTCTTGGTGTGGTAGATCAATTTGTTAAGGACTTCAATAATTACACTAATTCACAAGGTATACCATCAATACAGCGTGGTAAACCAACAGGTAGTACTGCATATTATGAACAAGACGAAGTAGAAAAACCAGATAACATTTACGGCGACATTGATCTTCAAATGATTGCGCCAATCAAAGAAAACGAAACAAATGCACAATTTACCAGTTACTGGAATGATTTAACTGATCAATTTGCAAAAAGTGGTCAAGTTAATTATATAGATACTAGTGAAAGTAAACCAGGACATCCTATCATACAAGTTGGACGTGATCAATATGTCCAAGTAGATTTTATGTGGCACCCAGGTAAACTAGCCAAATGGGGTGCGGCACGTGTAACTCCAGAGCGTGGTGTTAAAGGCATGTTATTTGGTAATATGTTTAGTGTATTTGGTGAATTATTAGACATGAGTATACAACATGCTGGAGTACAATTAAAAGTTATTGATGATCAACGTGTTCCATTTAGTAAGCAAAAAGGAACACAACTAATAACTGTTACTATTGAACCAGAAACGTTTGTATTAGATACATTTAAATATCTTGCAAAGAGAATGGGTATTAATAATCCTAAAATTGATCCGTTGTTGTCAAAATTTCCTGGCAATAATATAAATGATGTTAAAATTGTTACATTAGTAAACTCTGTTAAAGGCTTTGCTGCCAGTGCCCAAGCAAATGGCATGTTTGGTAAAAATGATTTAAGCAATTTTTCATCAGGACAGGATTTCTTAAATAAATTTTTACAACGATACGAAGAAAAAGCTATGATAGATGTACAAGGCAAAAAGCGTGATAAAGCAACAACACCAGAGGCGCAGGCACGTGCTGAGGCAGACAAACAAAAGATTTTAAGTGGTCTTGAAATGGTTAAGGGATTATTCTAATGAGAGCAAAAGAATTTATTACTGAAGTATCAGAAAAGAAAATCACCAATAGACAGGGCCAGTCGGCTGCTGGTATAAATTTATATACTGATGGTGAAAGACGAAATAGCGATTATGTTTCATATCGTCTAGGTATGGCGCTTGCCTGTACAGATGGAACAAACGATCCTGAAATAGATGCTAAAAGTTGGACTGATAAGAGCAAGACTACTCATCCTTATACATCTCAAGAACAAGAAATGCTTAAAAAAGCCTATAAGGCAGTGGGAGCAAATTGGAAAGATTTAACACACGGAGATCTAAAGAGCCAAGAATTAAAAACTACCAATACTGTTAGTCCTGTGGCAAAAATTAAAAAGAACAAGTACGGTGTATAATGAAAATAACTGAACTATTATTTGAAAGTGGAAAAAGGCTTGCCAAGCAAGGTATTGAAATATCTAGAGTAGACAAAGTTGCCTTTCTAAAAGCCAAATCTATTTTAGATCCAATACTGAAAAAAGCTAAACTAAAGGCCGGTTGGACTGCTGGTGGTGCTGGTAGTTTTGATCCTGAACATCCGTATGGTGGCGGTGGGAGAGATGACAGCGGCGACATTGACATTATGATAGATCCAGAAAATCTTTTAAGAAGTTTTCCACCAAACATAGAAGAATATAATAAAGCAAGTCCCAAACCACTTGGTCCAAAAGCCATGGCTAACACTTTAGCTGATCCAAATAAAAAAGCAAGATTAGAATTAGCTGCCAGTAAATGGGCGTTAGCATCTTACATGACTCAAAATGGGCTTCCGACTGATCCAGGAACACTTACTGTAGAATATAGTGCTGACGGTAAAAGTCATTCAGTAGATTTGATTGTTCGTCCTGAGAGCGCATGGGAATTACACGCACACGATTTCACCAGAGACCCAGGTATGAAAGGCGGACAACTATTCACAGACGTTTATCCAACATTAGTTAAACTAGCCAGTAGATCCACTTTTGTAGATCCAAAAACTGGAGAGGAAAAAGGAAGTCTACAGTACAGTCCAGACAGGGGACTAGTAGATAGAGAAACCAATCAAGTAGTTGCTATCAACAAAAACGATATTGCAAAAATACTATTAGGCCCACAAGCCACTGCAAGAGATATGTCTAGCATTTCTGGAATTAGAGACGCTCTAAAGAATGATCCAGCAAAGTTAAGTCAAGTTTTCCCGCAAAGTTAAACAAATAAATACATATTATGAACTTATTTGAACTGTTTAAACCTGCTAAAAATATTATTATGGAAGGTATTGACCATCCAGAAGACCTTATTATTTCACAAGGTAGTGCAGGTGCTGACAGAGTTTTGGCAGATTTATCCAGCTTACAAAAAGATCCAAGTACAATTAGCGTTAAATGGGACGGATTTCCAGCAGTAGTATTTGGTAGAGATAGTACAGGTAAACTTGTTTTCATGGACAAGCACATGTATGACAAAGTAGTCAAAGGTGCTATGGAATTTATGTCCATTAAAGATTATGATATATCTAGAGAAGCTAATCGTGGTAATCTTTGGGAAACAGAAAGCGCATTACGTCCTACATTAGATAAAATTATTCCCAATGTAAAAGACCAATATTGGATGGGAGACCTAATGTGGACTGGTACTCCTAAAACTTCTGATGGATACTTTGTTTTTAAACCTAACACTGTAGAATACCGTGTTAAAATTGATGATACTCCTGGACGTGGTAATACATTAAGCGACCAGATTGCACGTAGTATTGGTGGTATTGCGGTACATACTTTTATTCCTGGTCTTGGTCAATCAGATCAACCATTAATTGGCTTAAAAGGTTTAAGAGAAAATGAAGGAATTGTTTTTCTTGTAGGTGAAATGAAAGACAAACCAAAAGTTGGAATTAATTCAGCTCTATTAAATCAAACTAAAGCTATTATTAGTCAACACAGAACAGCCGTTGATAAATTTATTTCAGATCTAACAGCAATGAAGGGTAAAGCAGTAATAACTGCTATGGGACCTTTTATCACACGTATGCTTGAAGAGGATGATATATCTGGTAATATTGTTCCAAGATTTTTAGAATTTCTAAAAGAGCGTTTAAATGACACTGCACAAAATAAATTTTTGGGCACCAAACAAGACGGTTGGTTATATCAAGAACAAGGTGGTGGTCCAGGACTATTAGGAATTTGGACCATGTGGGCCGCAATTACAGAATTAAAAACCCATATCAAACAACAAATTGACACACAACAACAAGGTAGTGAAATTATTGCTATAACTGACGGTGTTAATGCACACGAAGGTTACGTATTTGGTTCAGGCAAAGATAAACTAAAATTAATTGATCGTTTAGGTTTTAGTCGTGCTAATTTTGCTAAACATCGTGTACCAGATGAAGAAATTGAAGCTAAGAGCAAAATGCCGTTAGCTGTGTTTTGTTTTGGTCGTATGAACCCTCCAACAATGGGACACGGACTTGTTATTAATAAAACATTAGAACTTGGTGGTGATCAAGCATTTGTGTTTTTGAGTAACAGTGTTGGACAAGATGATCCTTTAGATCCAAATGTAAAAGCACAATTTGTTTCACAAATATATCCAAACTCCGCAGATCATATTGTTCAAGATTTTGTACAAAACCCAATATATGCGGCAAATTGGTTATATAGTAAAGGATATCGCAACATGATTTTTGTTGCAGGCAGTGATAGATTAGGCAAAGAAAAAGGCAGCATTGAAAAAATACTAAGCAGTTGGAACAGTGGACCCATACGCAGTACTGATCCAGCTGGTGCAAGAGAGCATGTTGTTATTAAATTTGAAAGTGCCGGTCAGCGTGATCCTGATTCAGAGGGAGTGACTGGCTTTAGTGGAACTAAAGCTCGAAAAGCAGCCACCGATGGTGACGAGCAAAAATTCCAGCAATATACAGGAGTTGGTCCTGATATCGTTGTAAACGGTAAAACATTATATCAAGCAACAAGAGAAGGTTTGGGGATTAAAGATGAAAAACCAACAGCCCAAACAGCTCCTGTTAAACAACAGCCTCAAGCACCTCAACAACAAAATGTTCAAGTAACTAAAAAAGTTCCAGGAAAGGCTCCTATTAGTAAGGAAGTAGATTCTATGAATGAATCAAAACTACGAGACAAAGAAGATTTAACAGCAAAACGTAAGGCTCTGCAAGATATCCAGATGGACAAGCATACACATAAAGATCCAGAATTAAAAGCAGAACTAGCAAGAAGAAAAGCTTCTTTAGAAAAAGAAGCAAAGAAAATGAATCTGTCTGAATCAATTGTTCACGCATACGGTGTTTTTGAAGAACAACAATCATTCTTAGACAAATTAAAATCAGCTTTCCAAAGCCAAAGTCCTGTAAATGATAAAGTAAAGTACGGTGATACTGCTTACCCTAAATCACCTTTACAACCAGTAAGAGATAAATTTCAATCAGGAACACTAGATGTCAATCCAAATAGTACCATTGGAAGATTAAATCAACGCAATGCCGCAATAAAAGCAGCCGGTGATGAGACTAACGAAGCTCGTGCCAATACAGCAAGTGCGAGAGCAGGTTTGTCTAAACGTAAAGAAAATAAACCATTGTCACCAGAAGAGCAAATTGCCAAAGACAAAGCCAAATCTGACAAATGGTTGGAAAAAGAAAGAGCAAAGGCAGCTAAGAAAACTATTTCAGAATCACCAATTGAAATGGATCCGCAAAATCCAAACGATCCAATGGTCATGCCTCCTGGACTTAATCCAGGAAAATTAAGTTATAGAAAAGCAAGAGCGGCTGCACAATTGGCAGACCTTGCACGTATGGCTGCTGAAGCAAATGAAAAGAACAGTGCTATCATGTGGGATAGTATCGTTAGACATTTTCCAGAATTAGAAACAAATATTCGTAGTATACAACATGGACAAGACGAGTTACAAAAGGTAAGACGCAAAGGTGGAGTTAGAAGTAGAGGAATAGACCCAATATGAAAATTAAACAACTTTTAGAAGGCTCAAAGCCTCAAAAAATTCCTGCAGCCAAACCACGTAATTTTGTTGCTAAAAATGCAACTACAAGCGGGGCAGGTGCTCACAAGGATAAAAAGAAAGCCGCCAAACAAGGTGACGCCAAGCATAAGAATAAAGAATTTGAAATGGGAGAAAATTTCACTGATACTGTTAAAGACCTTGGTGCCAAAGTAGGAGACACTTTAGCCAATGCACTGCCAAAAGAGATGAGGCCGTTTGACCATCAGACTGCGGCAAATTTTTCATCTAACATTTCTTCAAAAGAAAAAACAACACCTACACAAACAGCAAAAATTAAAGAAAATAGGAATCCAGACTTAATGAGTCAAACAGACTACGATCGTTATCAACAGAGTCAAATGGATAATCAAAAACGAAATTTTAAACGTGACGAAATGGAACATGAGCTCGGTCACGAAGATAGAGGAATGTATTTTGTAGTAATTGCCAACGTGTAATTAATGCGTTACATGCCAAATATCCAAGTATGCACTTAGGTATGATGGGACCAGACGGCAAAGTATATAATTATGGTAAAGGCAAGTAAAATGGACAAATATCATTTAGCACTTAAAACAGCATTTGCAAGTGAATACGCTTTTTTTATCAAAGCACAAAATTTTCACTGGAACGTAGAAGGAATGTTCTTTGAACAGTTTCATTCCTTATTTGGCAAAATTTACGAAGAAGTCTATGACAGTATTGACGACTTTGCAGAAAATTTACGCAAAGTTAATGCTTACGCACCTGCTAGTTTTAGAAGATTCAGTATGCTCAGCGAAATAGATGACGAAACACAAATTTTAGAAGCATCAAGTATGTGTGCTACTCTTTTAGCTGACAGTGAAAAAATGGAAGAGATTTTTAAAATCACTTATCAAATGGCAGAGGATAATAGAGATTTTGGCCTAGCTAACTTCTTAGCAGAGCGTCAAGACGCACATGCCAAACATAGTTGGATGTTAAGAGCTACTTTAAAATGAAACAGTACAGAGTCACTTCAGAAAATATAAATCTCAGTAGCGATGATGATTGCTATTTAGATCC